ATAGAAGAACACTTTAACTTATATATGAGAACAGCAATGTTTCTTGTAGTTGATGAGTTTCGTATGGCTGACTCAGGATCAGTAGGCAAAATGGCCGACAAACTAAAACATCAAATCACAGAACCTAATCTTACAATTAGAGCAATGCGTACAAACCAGATCGAGCTGCCGTCTTTCACGAACTTTATATTTCTAACTAACAGAGCAGACGCAGTCAAGATAGAAGACAGCGACAGACGATACAATGTGGCACCACGTCAAGAACAAAAGATAGAACACGTACATCCAGAGCTCTTAGATAACTTGTCCGCACTAGAACCTGAACTATATATTATTGCAGGTGTATTAGAAAAGTTTAAAGTTGACCAACGTATGGCTCATACAGCACTAGAAAACGATGCAAAGAAAGAAATGAAAGAAGTATCTATGTCAGTGTTAGAAGAATTTGCAAACGCAATACGTACACGCAACCTAGAATATTTTACAGAAGTGTTAGATATACCTCTTACAAATACATTTGATGCGGGTGGTATAAGTACGGCGCAAAGATACCTAAAAGATTGGTTAGCTAATGCTGAAGAAGAACAAATCATACCGTTAGCTCATTTTAAAATTGTGTATGATGCGCTTACAGATAGCCGTAATACTTTGTCCCAAAGAGACTTTTCTAAACGTATGTCACGACTAAATATTAAAACAGCACGTAAACGTATAAGCAAAGATCGCGACGCTAAGATACCACGCGGAGTTGTATTGACATGGAAAATAGACAATAATGTTCGAGAAGAACTTATAAAAGAACACTTTGACGAAAGGGATTTAAACTTATTAGATAATGGACAATCTAACGCAACCCAATCGTCCAGACCTAATCTCAACGGTTGAGGTCACGGAGGACGTAGAACTAGGCCTGGTACCTGCATGGTCGTACTCCGCCTTAAAAACTTATGAAACTTGCGCATACAGAACTTACATAGCTAAAGTAAAACGTGTTAAAGAAGACTATGGTCCAGCCGCAGAACGCGGTACTCGGATACACGATGAGGCCGAAAGATTTGTAAGACACGAACTGGGAGACGAAGTACCCGATTCACTCAGAAAATTTTCACAAAATTTTTTGGAGCTAAAACAACTTTTTGCAGATGGAAAAGTCCAAACCGAAGGAGAATGGGGCTTTACCCTATCCTGGGAACCGACAGGTTGGATTTCTCCCGACACTTGGGCACGTGTAAAGTTAGACGCCTTAGTGTCAGAAACAGATACATCAGCACGTGTCATAGATTACAAGACAGGTAAACAAGCAGGCAATGAGATCGCGCACAGTCAACAAGCTTTGATCTATGCAATAGCTACGTTCTTTATGTTTCCTGATTTAGAAATAGTAAACACAGAACTATGGTATTTAGACCATGGAACTATGATGGAGCAAACATATACGCGAGATGAAGCTATGATTTTTATGCCTAAGCTTCATGAGCGAGCAATTACTATGACTACAGCGACTAAGTTCCCTCCAAACCCATCTACATATAACTGTAGGTGGTGTTCATTTGGTAAGGGACCAGCCCCACATTGTGAATGGGCTAGTTCTTAGTTATAATACAACAGTACATATAGCGTTCACCCAATAAACACCGAACGCAATGGTGGAGAAAGATGATTGATAATAATATACCTGCGCCTTACGCGCACCAAGAAGTTACTACTAACTTCATAGTCAAAACAAAAACATGTATGATCACGTCCGACCCAGGTACGGGTAAGACACGTGCAGTACTAGATGCCCATGTTATACTTGGTGGTAGGACATTAGTCTTGGCGCCACTCTCTATATTAGAAGCGGCGTGGGGGGAGGACATAAATAAGTTCCAACCCCATATAAAATATGGAGTAGCTTATGCAAAAAACCGTGAAAAAATATTTAAAGATGATACAAACGAAATGGTCATCACTAATTTCGAGGCTGTCAACTTCTTACAAAAAAATCCACAATACTGTAAGCAGTTCGATACAATCGTTATTGATGAGTTTACCGCTTTTAAAAATCGGGAAGCCAAACGTAGTAAAAATCTCAACAAAATTATCTCACATTTTACTAATAGGATTGCCATGTCTGGTACTCCTAATAGTAATACTATTCTAGATATCTGGCATCCAGCGCTTCTCATCGACGGTGGGAAGCGACTGGGCACTAGGTTCTATGCTTTTAGACACCAGGTTTGTACACCCAAGTTCAATGGTTTTGCCAATGAATGGATAGACAAGCCAGGCATTGAAGAGGCTGTAGCAAATAAACTTTCTGACATTTCGATACGCTACGCTTTGTCTGATTGCATAGACCTACCTGACAACATTGTACGTACAATAAACACAAAGCTAACACCAAACATACAGAAACAATACAAGACTCTAGCAGAAGAATCTGTTTTGTATACTAAGTCTGGTACAGTCAATGCGATCAACGCTGCTGCTCGTGTCAAAAAGTTATTACAGCTCGTAACAGGTGCAGTGTACGACGAAGAAGGTGTGGTTCAATTTGTACACCAAGAACGATACGACATTGTTATGACACTTGTCGCACAACGGGCCCACAGTCTCGTAGCATTCAATTGGAAACACGAACGTGACGCACTAATAGAACTAGCTAACAAAGAAGGCATTACGTACGAAGTTATTGATGGGACCGTTCCTGCTGAACGGAGAAAAGATATAGTAGCTAGGTATCAAGCTGGGCATTTCAAAGTATTGTTTTGTCACCCACAGTCTGCAGGCCATGGTCTTACACTGACAAAAGCTAACACAATCATATGGTGTTCACCTACATATAACGCTGAGCACTACCAACAATTCAATCAGCGTATATACAGAGCAGGTCAAACACAAAAGACTGAGACAATATTAATCCAAGCCAGAGGAACGTGGGAACCTGAGGTGTACAAAAAACTTAACACTAAGTTAGGACGTATGGAAAACTTATTACATATCTTAAAGGAGGTATCATGAAGAAACTAAACGATTTACTTGTAGAAGTGGCAAAGATAAGAGGCGAGATAAAAACTGTGCAAGCAGAAGAGAAGTCTCTTAAGAGTCAACAACGCGAGTTAGAAAGTCAAATATCTATTAGAATGCAAGAGCAAGGGCTCGATAAAATTTCTAATGATGTTTGTACAATCTCACTTAGAAATGAGATTGTGCCTACTGTAGAGGATTGGGATCAGCTACACGAGCACATAACAGACACTGGTCAGTTTGAGCTCTTGCAAAAGCGTGTATCCGCAACCGCCTACAGAGAACTTATAGCAGCTGGTATGGACGTACCAGGTGTTAAAAGTACGGAGTTGACCAGAATTAATTTCAGGTCAACGTAATATAAATATTAGATTAAAAAAGGAGAAGCTTCAATATGTCTAATGATATTAGTATAGTAACGAGTGAGGTGCCAGCTCACGTTAAAAAAGGCAGTAATCTCGGTAATGAGAATGTTACCGCAGAGCACTTATCTACCCCTCGTATAAAACAACTGCAACAGTTGTCTAACGAGATAGATGAGAACCACAGTGAACACATTGAGGGCGTCAAGGTTGGCGACTTCATCAACACTGTAACCAAAGAGAACTACGGACAAGAACTGTACGTAGTGAACACTCACTTCAAAGAAGAGTTTGTCGTATGGAGACAGCTTGAGAAAGGTGGTGGTCTCATAGGTACTTTTAATTCTAATGCAGAAGCACTAGAACACTTAGAGAACGAAGGTCTCAAAGTAGAAGACTATGACATCAACAGAACTCAAACTCACACTCTACTCAAAGTCGATGAAAAGACTGGAGAGATTGCTGACATACCATTCTTGTTTGATTGTTCAATATCCAAACTTAAAGTATCAAGAGAGTGGAATACTCAATTGATGAAGTTAGGTGGAGATAGGTTTGCTTCTTTATGGAAGCTGTCATCTGTACAAACTGCAAACAAAGCAGGACAGAGATTCATGAACATATCTGTATCTAATGTAGGTTGGTTAAAAGAATCTGCATATGAGTTAGCTAAAACTTTCTACGAGAATACTTTCGCTAAGAAGACTTCCTAGGTGTAGAAGTGCGTACGGATGCGACATATACTGTCGCATCCAAGTACGTACAACCTACGAACCATTCTTTTGTAATAATGTACGTATGCTATACTCAGGATGTGCGTGAAAAGGAGTTCATAAATAAAGTGCACAAGCACTTGCCTAAAGAGATTTATCGTTGGAAGATAAACGATCCTTACCATGGCGGCGTTCCTGACACATATTACGCAGGTAGTACTGGCTTTTGTTTTATTGAATACAAATACCAAGATACACTACCAAGAAGAGATACTTCTAAAATACAAGTGCACTTGTCTACACAACAACGACTCTGGTTAAAACAACAACACGAATTTAATATACCCGTGTACGTTGTGCTAGGTTCGCAGGACCGTGTGTACATAACACAAGACTATGATCTGCCCCACATCACACTAAAAGAATTTAAAAACAATAGCATATCGTTTACAGAATATATGCAGAACTTAACTAATATACTCATAGGAGGTAAAAATGACGGATTATGTTAACTCACCACCCCACTACAATACTGGAAACATTGAATGTATTGATGCAATAGAAGAAAGTATGACACCTGAAGGTTTTAAATGTTATCTAAAAGGAAACATTCAAAAGTATATATGGCGTTATGAGAACAAAAAAGGACTCCAAGATGTGTTAAAAGCTGAATGGTACCTAAAAAGACTGATAAAAACACTCGAAAAAGAAGAATCGTCAGCAGACGCACGTACAAGCCCGCCAGGAGCTTTTGGATAGTTTTGGACCTAAGACCTTACCTACCTTAACAAAATGCGTTAGACGTTATTCTGTGAGGTCATTTTTTCCCAGAACGATGATTTCTGGGGAAAGAACGGTTTTTTGATCGATCTTGAAGAACTAAATTACTTTTTCTATGATTCATTGGGTTTCCGTCCACATGATGAAT